TCGCCTATCATATTAAAATCCCCAGTAAGTAGAATCAAGTGTATGACCTACACAATCACATGTTGCTACGGCTTTGTGACAATTCATACACCTTCTAGTTAGCCCCATCTTAGTTTTTTCTTCATCTTCTGCTACAATGTCGTCTTCCCATTGCTGTTTTAGTTCATATACCGATATAAAGTTACTGTGCTCTATCATGTTAGCCATTACCAAAATACCTCCATAGTATTATCGCGCCTAATTAAATGTCCTTGCAGCGTAATTCTATATTCCCCGGGCGTATATTTTTTTATGCCCGCTATCCGATGCGGCGTTAAACCGGAATGTAAAACTATTTCTCCTTCAGTATAAGCCAAATGACTAGAAAGTCCTACCTCATTTAACCAGTCCATACCCCCGCCAGAAACGGGTAATTGTATAGGAAGCGTAAAAGCGTAAGGGTCTGACTCCCCTAAACCCAAAGTAACATGAGGGTGATCCATATGCCAGTTTCCTGACATAGATAAAAACTTAGGGTCAGAGGGAAATATATGAAAGCCGGGAAGTGCTAAATCTTTACTCAGTTTTACTTCTTCTTTAAGTTCTTCTGAAAGGTATGATAAAAGCTTAGAGTATACGTCGTCAAAATTGCTAATTAAAATCTCGTTTAGCCATAAAGAGTCTTTGTAATAAGACAAAGTACCGCCATCAAGATAAGCACTTTTGCCCAGAGTGTAAAACGGGTATCTGTTTGAGCGAGACTGCCAGAGTTCGCAAAAAGATTTTACTGTATCAGCTACTTCAACTGTATCAATATCTAATAAAGACTTTACGTGTTCCATTAACAATCTCCATAATTATCCCCCGACCCTGATTCACATGTTACAGGCAAACCCTTTGCCCATTCAGGCGCAGTAGACATAATGCCCATTATAAATTCTTTTGCTTCTATTACTTCACCGTTGGCTGCAACGCATACCACTGCGTCGTGTACTGTAAGAAGCGGACGATATCTGGCATTAATCTGTATCATCTGTTCACCCACAATAATGCGTGCAAGAGCTTGTACTACATTCTCTGTTACTACTCCGCCCCAGACAGATATTTCCCCGCGCCTAGATTTGTATACGTACTGAGGGCGAGACTCACTCGTGTCTAGCTTTAGTTTAGGGTAAGTAATATAAAGTCCATTGGGTAACTTAATACCTTTAGGAGTTACTAACAAAACCCCTGGACGCCCTAGATAATATGGCTCTTTACCTAATGGCCACACTACCAAATCGCTTAACATCTGATTACACTCATGCCAAAACTCGACTACTTTATTATTAATATCGCGGTAAATACTTACTAAGCGTCTACACTCTTCTTCTTCAAATGAAACATTAGCTCCAAGCTTTAGAACATTCTGAAGTTTTAATGCCCCTGTTCCAAATCCTAATCCTAAAATACAAGTCTTACCAACTGCTCGCTCTGTAAAATCACTCTTAGTAATTGCGCGGTCATATACTTTAGAAGCAAACTCACAATAAACATCACGCCCTTCTCGATACCACTCTGTAATATCGTCTTGCCCACTTAACCATACTAAGACTCGCGCTTCAATTTGGGACGAGTCGCAGTTGATTACTTTAAACCCATCAGGGGCAATTACAGCGTTCTTTAAAGCTTTTTTCTTGGCATCGCGGCTTGGTAAGTTCTGAAAGTTTACTTTGTCTGAGCCACTCCATCGACCTGTATGAGCGCCATAGTATTTAAGTGGGATAGGTAGGCGTCCTTTATTTCGCGATCCAATATCAATAAACCTTTCTATGCGCGTTTCTTCAATAGTAGATTTCGTGCCGAGTCTGACTCTGCATAACTCTTGAATAAATGTGTCTTTGTGATTTTGTAAGTTAATTAAACCCTCGTCTGTTTTAGCTAAAGCGTAAGTTTGCTTGCCAGTTGTAGGACTTTCTTTTAATGGTACGACTACCCCTAACTCCTCTAAAAGCGCAGCAAATTGTTTATTACTAGCTAACTTTTTTCGGACGTCTTCTTCGGTCTCACATTCTAATCGAGTCATTAGTCCCTGTAATAATTGAGTCTTTTCTACTTTTATCTCTTGTAGGCGTTGAATCAACAGACCATCATCTACTTTCAATACTGGCTCAGTAAACATTCTAACTGTCATGTCAATAAGTTTTATTTCATCATGGGGAAAATCTTTGGATAGGACTTTGAATAGTTTGTATGTCAGGTTAGTGTCGTTTTTACAATACTCGCCGTAGCGGTGTAATTCGTGAGGCTGAAAGTCTTCTAAACGCTTTCCTTTAGCGTCTATAATCTCAGTACCTTTTTCCCCTAATTCGTAATGCTTAGCTAAAAATCCTAAAGAGCCACCTACATCTACACCATTAGTGGCGCGTGCCATAGATAAAGTATCAAGGTAAAGGTGAGGGATAATACCGTAAGTCATACTAAGAATCCCACCGTCAAATAAAGTATTGTGGCAGAGTAAAAAAGCGTCGTCCCAGTCAATAGAATGTAAGACCTCAGAAAGCTCATCGTGAGAGCCTGAGTACCACTTGGTAGAACCTTCGTTAACTTTTAAAGCAAACCCAATAACTTGAAATTTGTCGTTGCGGATATACTCTTCAGTAGTAAGATTTGATAAACTAAACCCTACATCGTAGTAAGTTTCAAAATCAATAGTAACTAAATTCAAAAAATACTTTCAATTGTATAAATAAGAACAAAAAGTATAGCACATACCCCTACTAAAACGAATAAAGGCTTATGGTCTTTGCTAACATCTGGGGTGTAATTATATCCAGTTGCTTCTTTATAAGTTCTAGGGACTCTATCTTTTCTCTTCATGTTTTGACCTCTCTTTTATAGTTTATAAGTTGCCGTATGTTCATCGCGGCATTGTGAATCGCACCATCGCCTTGTATCAGTAACGGGAGTGCCACACCACATACACTTGCCAGTGTTGTTTTCCTCAATCGAAGTGTTGACTGTATTAAGGGTAAACTTAAGTCGAGCCTCCACTTCAGCATTAGCTATGTCTATTTCGTCGGCCATTCTTTTGGTAATCCATGTCTAGCCCACGAGGTGTTTTTTCTAGTAGTGTGTCTTTTCTCAGGTAACTCGATCAGTCCTTGTTTATCAAGTTCTAATAAGGTAGGGTATGATACCCCTGTTGCCTGTGCTAATCTAGTTCGGCTAAAGTTAGGGCGTTTCTCTTGCCACTCTTTAATTAATTTTATTGCGTCTTCTTTTTCTTCGGGTTTCATTATTTTCCTTTTTTATTTGTTTTAGAGCAGATGCCCTTTAATTCTCTTGTGTGTCCGCACCACCACTGTTTATAAAAGTAGGTCGCGGGAGCGCCACATTCCGCACAAACTCTTTTTTTAGTATTAATCACGCTCATTTTTTTGAGTGGACTCCCTCACCAATGTTCGTAATTTTTGTAAATAATAATCTGCTTTGTCTAAATCTTCAATCCCGTTTTTCAAAGCAAACCGCCAAACATACTTGATAACATTCGCTACACACACGGCTACAATTCCTACTAAGCCAATGGTAGCGGACTCAATTGCGTCTATGCACTCTACTTTACCTTGCGTGTAATGTACAGGGCGGTGGACTCGATTTGATTTTTTAAGCGGCTTCATTAATTATTTTTTAGTGGACATAATATAACACTCTAGCATATCTATATTATTCTCGTCTATAACTAATGCTAGTCCCCCTCTTTCTGTAATATCGTTTAAGTTTTTCTGCTGAAGCGCAGTAGGTTTGTTTCCGTTAGCTTTGCACTCAATCCCGATGAAGTGCCCTTTGTAACAGGCTACTATATCAGGAATACCACTTGAGCCGTAACCGTTAGTGGACGCATAAAAGTAGTACGCGTCTAACGATTTTAGTATCTTGCACACTTTGAGTTTAACTTTTTTTTCGGGGGTAGCCATTAATCCGCTTCGTTTAAATCAACATCAGACTCAAAGGTAATCAGGTCATCGTCATCGTCCAGTATCTCTACAGGCTTCCCTTTTTGAATGTGGTCGAGTAGGTTGTCCGCTAGTGTTTCGCGTGAGTAAGTGTCCATTGATATTCCTTTCTCACTCACTAACACATCACTTCCGTCTTGCATAACTACACTAAAAGTTACCTCTTCCACATGGATATAATCTACATCTTCGATCTTGAGTCCTTTCATGATGTTACCTCCTCTTGATTACATTTTTTACAAAGCGTACCCTCAGTGTAGTTATCGACAAGCTTACCCTCAATGTCATTTAGATACTCATCGCCACACTTAATGCAAGTCCACCCCTCAGGTAAATCTATGTACTCACTCATGATGTTACCTCCTGTTGTATTAAAATATCTATGATATCCCACCCTGTTTCTATCATTCTGTCCCTCATGTGTTTCTCATTTAGTTGCAGAAAATCATGACATTCCTGATTAGTCCATTTAGGTTTAACTTTTTTTATATCATCAATGCTCCACCTTACTACTGCCCACCATTCTGTCTTTTCTTCGCTCACGATGTTACCTCCTCTAAAAGTTTTTCATAACTCCAATCCCCATGCTCACAAATTTCTTGAAAGGTTAAAGTAAATATATCTTTGTCTACTTCTGTTCCATTACTATTTATTTCTGTTCCTGTCCAATCAGGTTCATGAAACGAACACAAATCCAATCTCATTTCTTCTTTATCTACATACACCCTTTCAGTGAACCCTGATTCTTGCAAACATATTCTTTTAATCATGATGTTACCTCCTTGTTGTTGGACTCAATCGGACAGTGCTTGGACATAATCTAGTCCTCACACACACCCCCGATACATTTTTTATTGTTTAAAATTTCGTTTTCAATATCTTCCGTAGCGTCTTCAAGCATAATTGCGGTTCTGGACTCGCTCAAGCGCTCACTAAGATGTTTTTCCACCTCTTGAGTGTCAAAGGTAACTGATAGTCCGCGCACCCTACATTCTTCTTGTAGAGCGTGTTGGACATACTCAATTGGATTATCCCAGTTATCAGGTCTTGACCCATAACCTAATAACTCTTTGTATTTATTTTCATCAAGCGTTACATCAACCAGTACACTAAATTTTTTACTCATCACTCACCCCCCATAATAATATCTGTATCAAGACACTCGGTATCGGTTTTTAAATAGACACTCGCACCGTAAGTCGCTTGCTCGTATGCCATGCCTTTGCTACATACCACCTCACTTGGCGTGGTGTTCTCTTGATAGGTCTCGAAGATATGTAGTAACCCCATGCCTACAAATGCTCCTACTGTTATCCCTGTCGATAACCATAAGCCGTTATTAGTCTTTTGCATTATCACTCCTTTTAAAGATTGGTTTATCACAATAGCAAATATATAAGTGGGTGTCTATTATTACTGGACAAAAAAAATCCACGCTTGCTATGGCGTGGATTAAGAATAAGTCTAGTACCCGTCTGCTGAATTACATGTTTAAATCTGATTCATACATCTCATGTAGGTCTACATAACTCTCGGCTAGGCTTTGGAGTGTGTCCCTTAATTCTAGGGCGCTCATGCCCGCTAAATGCCTATCTAACTGGGTGTCGCTCATCTTAGCTATGTCGTACGCTTCCCATAAGACTTCTTCCACGGCACTTGAATACAACCCCTTACTCCAGTCATCATTTGCAGCGTTATCCCATGTATTGCCAAAGCCATATATATTTTTGGCTTCGGGTTTACGCGTGGCGGGTAAGTCTACAGTCGCCCAGTCTACTTTAATAATGGAGTCCCTTAGATTAATAAGAAACTTGAGGTCTTGGGTTTCCCTATCGGAATGTTGATTAATATACCCCACGCTGATATTGGTACACTCGGGTATCAAGTGCGGGAACTCTGCCGTATCTGTATAGACTCCATTCGGGCATGGCTTCAGTGCAATATGCGGACTTTTTGTAGCAGTAGCGAACGCCCTAGCAAACTCATCAGAAGCACAAGTCGAGTAGCTTTGCTTGGTAATGACATCAGTTGTACCCATGCGGTCAAAAGCTATGGCGTGGGTAAATTGCTTTAAATACTCTTCTTGCTCTTTGGCTAATGCTTTACTGCCTATGCACCCTTGCTCTTCACCACGAAAGAAAATATAAGTCCCGTGTACATTCGCCTTAATCATCTGTAGTAGTAACCAGACGCCCGTGCCGTCATCTGCGCCTAGGCAAGTATTAGTTTCACTGGCTTGCTTAACAGTCCGTGGATCATAATTATTTTTAGTTGGTGCAGTTTTTGTTACCCTCGCGGTGTGTCCGTCTTCTGATAAAAAGACTTCTTGATAAACTTTATCAGGCGCGTTGTAATGAACTGTATCAATATGAGCAGTCCATAGGATATTGTTTTTCGACTTCTTCGCGTTTTCATATTTGTACGCGATAATCTCACCCGTTGAATCTTTAATTGGTGTAGTGAAGTCCAGATAGTCTTTGGCAAATTGAATTTCGCCTTGGCTATCATGTTGTCTTCTGTAAGAATAAATCTTTAGTAAATCTTTGTATTCAGTATTCATATAATTAATGCTCCTTATGATATGTGTAAAAAATCGGGATTAGTGGTTTCATATACTCTGCCGTCAGGTACGCGCGTACAGTTTGACTCGGTTCTAATAAATGGCGGATAAAAAGCGTCAGCAACATTTCTTCTATTTGTACTTGTTTCAATGGTCATTCCGTTGTGTATAACTTTAACCATACTACTAATCGGCGCGATATATAAATCACTCGCCCAATAATCAGTTATGGCTTTATACTCTGCGGACTGATTATTAAAAAAGTCGGGTTTTGAGTGTTCGTCTATAGCGTCCAATTTGATAAAAAAGCGTAACCCAATATCATAAAGTTGAGCTATAAAATACTTATCGAAGTCATTAGGAACTGGAAGTCTTCTGTATGAAAAATCATTATTTGTCCCCGTGGCTACAGGAACTAAAGTTTTTCCGTCTATTTTATATCCTGTAAGTGTCACATTTTGATTACTGCGCGCTACAGTTTTACTTTCAAATAAATCACCGTCTTTGCCAAAATCATGTATCACATATGTTTCATTTTCATGACATTCATAGCAGTAGGTCAAATAAGAATCACCACCCCCTGTCCCGTTATATATAACTTCAAACTGCTCATTATCCTCTTCATATAAGTATTCATCACAACAGTCACAATGAAACTCTGGTCTATCCTCATCGTCAGGGTCACTTGAATCCTCACTGTAGGTAGTGCCGTTAGTCGTATCGAACCTAATATCAGAATCAGTATTGTCTACTATTAAATACTTATGCTCTTGCCCTCGAAAACTTTGAGTTATTTTGTCGCCATACCAATATGGTTTTTGCCCGTCTACTGCATTAATCTGGTCTAGGTAGGGCGCAACATACTCATAATGGTCATCAGCATTTTCACAATCTAGGAGCGTGTAATTAAAGTTAGTAGGCTTTTTGTAAATAGAGTCTTTTAGCCATGAAGATAAAAACTTTCCCGCAGGCTCATTCGACTCGGGTGGATATACTCGCATGTACCCCGTATATTTCCCGTAACTTTCATGGTGCTTTTTTGATACTTCTCGTACTATGCACCGCGCAATAATACACCCGTCATTGTTCTTTAAAACGACTAGCTTTAATTCTGATAGCCTATGCGCATAAACATGGACACATTTTTTATTAGACATGCAAGAATGTACTATACTATTTTTCTTATCGTAGGCGTCAACCCATGCCTTTTTATCTTTTTGTTTACCCCCAATAATTGAAACTTTCCACCCCTCTTTACTTGCTTCGCGTGATTTATGTTCGTCTACCATTTGTTTAATAACAGACTCTTTAATAAAAAACAATCCAGCAAACCGTGTTAAGTATTTGCCGAGCGTTGTTACTACTTCCCTAGATTCTCGTAAATGTTTTAGTGTCGGATAGTATGCCACCAGATGAGGACTCTTGATTGAGTAGTGTAGATTGTGAAGTAAATTAATACGCGCTAGATAGCTTTGCTTAAGATTAAGATTGCCGTCTGAATCTCTGCTGACATAATCTTTGTCCAACTCGGGTAAGATACTTCCAGAAAACGAACCCTCATGTATATTAAAGTCACCCATGGCTAGCGAATATAAAGTCGCTCTATCTCTAGCGTGTTTTAGATGCTCCTTACTCACTATAGAATTACCCTCATTCGCTTGCACTTGTATTTCATTAACAACCTTATAAGTAGTCCACGGCGCATTTGAATCGGTCGGTGGCATGCCTGTATATAAGCTCTTCAAATCAACGGGCTCCCAGTCTTGCTCACGCGCCAAGTTAGTAACCCCAAAAAATTTTGGCTCAACCGACATATATTCTTCATTTATGACAAAAGTTCGCATAAAAGAAAGTGCATATAAGTAATTAACTTCTGCTATCTGGACACGCGCTCCTTCGGGCGCGTTGAGTTGGTAATAATACTCAATACGGCTTCTGGCTTCACCGATTAACTGGCGTATTACTAGAAGCCTTTTCATGGATAGCCAGTCATTTTTATCACCGTGCATACGAGTGTAATAATTTTCTGCCTTGTACTTCTGCTCCCACCTGTTTTTAGTATTGTTTGCAATAAAGTTAAGTATCATGTGCTTTTCTTCTCGAGTGTGTGGACTTAATCTAGTGGACTCACTCGGTGGACTTAATCTAGTGGACTCACTCGGTAGGTACGCCCGCAGTAAATTATTGTATGCCAGTAGTCTATGAATCGGCTTTTTTATACTTAAATTATTTTCAATAATATTTTTATAGTCTAGTTTCATATTTTCCCCTTTAAAGTTATTCGACTCAATCCTAAATAATGCGCTTTTATAAATTGAGCCTTTTCGAGTTTTAAAAAATTAAGAACGGGCCCTTGTTTTTCCAATAAAAAATTTTTCATATTACTTATTTAAGCCTTGCACGAAATTTAATAATTCTTCTTCGTAGCAGACTTTCGAGGTCTGGGATTCTGGTTTTAACAAGATGACTTGATCATGAGATTCAATTATTAAAACAGGCGCGCCCGTCTTTAATGCTTCGAGTTGGTCGGAAGTTAAAACTATGCTTCTGAAGTGCTTATTCATAAAATACCCCCTAAATGCAAAAAATTTTCTTTTGTAATGGCTCTCTAAGAGATTTAAATTAATCAACCCTTACTGTGCCATTACCCTTTTTAACTGTTTTCGGTCTGGTTACTTATGACCTCATCAGGAGCGAATCTATCGCTCGAACAGATACAAAAAAAGGCGCACCCGTTAAGGTGCGCCCTAAATTGATTAAACCTCTAAGCGCTTCGGTGATTCTTTTTTAGTGTGCGCTTGTTGGTGTAGTTGCTCGCGCTCGTGTTCTTGCTCGATGTCTTCGCGTTCGCGTTCCTCGATATAGCAAATTTCCTCAAGGGCGAACCACGATAGCGCATTGTTTACCGTGCTCCGCATATCCGAATCTGCGGCACTGGTCGAGTATAACCCCCGCCCAAGTTCGTCCGCCGTGTAATGCTTTAAACAATTAAAGTGCGCTAAAAAATCCATGCGGTTTAGTCCTTGGTCGTCGCATTGGTCGTCCATCAAACATAAGATAGCTTCGCGGTTACGCTTTGCGAAGCGGTTAGTCTCCCAGTAATAGATGAAGCCAGTAACCCCCCCGTCCGCGCCGTGGTTTAAAATGTCTTGCAAGGATTCGTTAAAAACTTCAATCCCGCCAAGCTGCTTAATAACTGCCTTTCTTAAATTTTTCATTTTGTCCCCCTATTTAATGAACGCGCGAATATTGGAATTAATACAAGCGCTAAAATACAACCTAACCCAGTGCCAAAAGCGAGCGAATAATTAAGCGAAGCCATACCCCCGAGAAAATCCGAGAGCGCATTTCCTAACCCCGCGCCCAAGATTGCACCTAGTCCCGTCTGGAATTTTGAACCTAAATGGCGTTCTAACTCCAGACCATAAAACGCGCCCGATAACATGACCACATTATCGACCACGCCAAAAAGAATATAATCAAACATTAAGCACCCCCGAACAAAAATTGCATTATATAGCTATGCCCGAACCCAACAACGCCCGCAATAATAAGCAAGAGCATTAAAACTCTTCTGCGGTGTTTAATTTTTGCTTGCATGTATGGGGTCGGAAATTCTGCATTAATGCGATTAATCCAAGTCTTGCGCGCTTGTGTGTGTAGGTCGTTGTTTAAATTATTCATAGTTCGCGCACCCCCCAGATTTGGAAATTTAAGTCTCGAATGATTGCTTTTGTCATTTCGATGTCTCGAATGATTGCGGCTCTATCGTCTTGACATTTAAAACCCTCTTCAAAAAATTCACCTTTTAACTCGGCGAGGGTTTCGCATGCTTCTTTTAGTCTTGCTTCTGGTCGTCTTCCTAGTTCGTTATTAATATCGCCCGTTATAAAGTGGCTCATAATAAAACGCTCCTATAAAGTTAAAAAAATGTTGCCTCGTGATTATCTCAAAAAATGCGCCAGATGTAAACATTATTTGACTTTAGAATATACGCCCTTTTTTTGGTCTTTTATCCACACCTGATTGTGGATAAATTTACAGCTGCTGCCAAGATCGAAATAACTTTGAAAATTGCGCTATGACTCACAAGTTAAAAAACATAAAATCGGGTGCTTAATTTGTAGGCACTAAATCCAGACCGCAAAAAGACCGCCTTTTTTTGTGTCAATTGTGGCACTTTCGTAGCTTAACCTTAAAGTAGCCACAAGATAAAAACGCGCCTTGGATATCTGGAAGCGTCCGAGGTTTAACCTATTGTTATTAATATAATATATTTCTTTTCTATCTATATATAACTGCATACTAAAAAGCGCCTTATGTGGCATTGTGTCAATTGTGGCACGGTAAATATAGGACATGTAGGTAGAAGCTATATTATTGCACCGCGCACCCTCGAGGTGCGCCCTTGGTCATTCTCTATTATCTGGGTGTCCCAATAATAGATGACACAATTGACACAATTGACACAACGCCCTAGATTCAACGCGTTACAATGACACGCGCCCCGATACACATTGACACAATTGACACACAATATAACAAAACCTTTTATAATCAATGGGTTACGCGTAAACCACCCAGCCTCGAGCCCCGCGCCGCAACGCGCAAAGATAAACGCACGCATACGCGCACGCGCGACCATGGGATAAACCGCGCGCACACACGCGCACACATACGCGCGCACATACGCGCACGCGCGCGAGCAAAAAGTCAGACCGCAGACCGCCGAAGTCCACCCCACCCCCACCCACGCGCGCACGAATCGGAGTCCCATAGTTCTATATACATTCTAATACGCGCAAATGATCTGCAAAAAACTCAAAGTTAACCAATGTAAACTAAAACTTTACCTTAAGACCCCCACCCTCTGCACTACAGAAGACCCCCCGGTAGCAAAAAGAAAGGCTAAGAGAAAAAAATATTTAGTAAAAAATATCTGGGTTTTGAGAATGAGTCTCACTTATACCCAGCTGGACATAATCGGGTACAATGTGAACATGCAAAATATCTCTATATACATAATATTTTTTCTACTACTATTAGGCCATTGCCTTTCGTTAGTTTCTTAGATATACTCTGACCTTAGCTGCAAAAAATCAAAGGTGTACAGCGACACATGTCAGAACAAGTAGAAAACCAAGAAGTAATTGAAGCCCCTCTAATTATGGTACCTATAATAGAAGAGGGTATTGTAATACCTAAAAATCAAACCACCTCTTTCCCTGCAATGACCGCCGAGAAAGAAATAGAAGTGCGTTCGCAAACTATAAAAACTTTAGCCGACATTAAACAAGAACCTATTACCCCTAGTGAATCTGATGTTAAACAAGCAGAAGAGATAGTAGGAGAGATGATCAGCAACCCCGCTTTTAAACCAGAGTTTGGGAGTTATCCTAATGAGACCATGGCTTACCTAGCTGGAATGGTGGCACAAAGTAATTGTATGTTAGTAAAGGATATGGCAGACTATAAGTTGTATGTATTAAATAATGCAGTAAAAGTACACGAGTCATCAGATAACCCTAAAGAAAAACTGTTAGCTTTGCGTATGATAGGAGAGGTAGACGGTGTAGATGCGTTTAAAAAACAAACAGTTGTTACGCACATAAATAAAACAGGTAAAGAATTAGAAGAAGAATTATTAAAGACTATTGAAGAATTAAAGGGTAAAGTAGTCGAAGGGGTAGAATACGAAACTATCGAAGACGAAGACGAAGATGATTAGTGAGGCAGATTTAGACTTACTACAACAATCATTACCTAATATGTCAGAGAGTGAAAGACGTAGAAGCTTATCGTTGTTAAAAGAATATAAGAAAAATTTAATTAAAACACAGGGGAAGGCAAACTTCTTAGACTTTATTAGACATGTCTACCCCGATTATAAAGTAGGAGC